AATCTTAACGATCATAAAAGGTTATATTGCTTGATTTTATTTCAAATTTCAAAATACGTTGTAATAATCAAAGTTTTATATTGTTGTTTACTAAAACCAATTACAGAAAATATAATATTTCAAAATCAGTTTTTGACGAATTTTTGACGGCAATAAATAAAAAAAGAGGGTAGCAATTACGCTACCCTCAATTTGTTTTATTTATCTAATTCTACTAAGCGGTGCAATTCACCATTAACAAACCACATTTCACAACGCACGTTGTCTTGGTCTACCAAGGTTGCCATGTATAAACCATCTTTGTTTGGTTGAATATCTTCTGCGAATTGATGTGTTTTTCCCTCGAATGTAAATACTTGTGCCATAATGTTTTCCTTTTAATCAATATATCCTAACTGTCAACTAACAGTTGATTGTTGCAAGCCGTGCAACTCGGAGATAGATTAGATCACCATGCCTTTACTGTATAAAGTACACTACCACCTTTGAATTGTGTTCCCTCGAAATGTCCTAGCATTTCAACTCTACCAGCTTGATAGCCAATCGTTTCATACATCTTTTTATCAATCACAGTAACACCAGCTTTTATTTTGTGTTCTTTGTTTAGATTAATCTTATATACATCTACCTTTTGTTCATCTGTGTTAGCTACTACTGCGGTTCTATCAGATTTTTCTGTAGCTGCTTTAGGTAAATTAGGGTTGCTATGTGCAATATCCTTTTTCACCTTTTCTGCAGCAACTTCAACTGTAGGTGCTTGCGTGTAATAAGTCGCTACTGGTTGAGTTCTTTCCTTAATGGAAATAACTTCTTGTGCTTGTTGTTCTGTAACGTGAATTGCTTTTGATAACTCTACAGGTGATTTACCTTGTTGTTGTGTAATTATAACAGGCTTTTCAATCTGTTTCTGTTTATATATGTGATAGCATCCCATACAAGCAAGCATAAACACTAACATCGGAATTAGCACCTGTGCGGTGCGTTTGTGTGCTTTGATATAAGTTAGTACCTTATGTAGATAAAACATTCACCTACACCCCCTCAACCTCTTCCATTAGCATTTTTAACGCTTTGAATTTCTCATCGGCAAATCGATTATTTAGGCTATCCCTTAATGCGCTACTATTCCATTCAAGGTTCATGCACGTATCATAGATGCCAGCGATAAGGTCATAATCAAAACGCTTATCATCGATATAGGATAAGTTAGGCAACTCAATATTCAATGCTTTTTCCATTAGCTTTAATGCATCATTGAACATATTAACGATTTCACCAGTACCATACTGTACCGCTCTGCTCCACACTACATCTTTTAATGCGTTAGAATGTTCATCTACATTGAATAGATTTTGTTTAAGATACTCACACGCTACATCGTAATATGCTGACTTGATGTAGTCATGTTGCATTTTCTCAAAGCCTACCGCATCAAGTGTGCCTAACTCTTGCCACTTAGCAATGAACCCATCAGAATTGATTTCTCCACTATCAATCAAGGCTCTTGCGTAATCGGTGTAATAACCACCTTGTTTCAAACCCCAACCAAGAAATGCATCAACACTACCACAATTACTTGCTAATTGATATGTACCATAAGAGATACCACCAGCATCATTGATGCCACTAGATACACACGCTGGATCACCATTACTTTCATATTCAGCACTTAACTGTCCTAATTCAGCCATTGTAATTACTCCTTTTCTTTGTCATTGCTGCCCCCATTCATATATTGGGAACGCTTAACACCACCAGTAGCACCTATATAACCACCTAATACACCAACTATTACGCTTGCCAAGTCCTTTTGCTCTAAGTAAATAGTCATGATTAGTGCGGCTGCAAGTGCCACTAAAGTTATAGTGTCCTCATAATTAATTTTCATTTAATCGCATCCTTTATTGATTTAACGAACGCTATCAACTCTTTAACCAATTTCATCGCACGTTTAAACCATGCACTTTCTACAAATTCTAGTTCAATCATATTCTCCACAATAGATGCTAACTCAACCATAATAGGTACTAGGTACAACAATGTAGACAAGAACACATCAATTCTACCTAGCATAGGAATATCCACATCAGGCAATGTTAATAGGATGAATGATAAGAGGAATAACCAAGGATAAGACTTAACTAATTTTTTTGTCATGTCCGCTCGTAGTTTTCCGCTTACTAGAAATCTTCGTTGGTGTCCGTTGACTTCAACGCTCGCCCATCCTCGCCATATAATCGCAAGGAACATATTCTTAATGGTTAATTCTCTCTTTGTAGCTAAATTAAAATTGCGTGCCTCAACTAAGACACGCAATAATGTATCAATAAACACCAATACAACACTTGTAAATATGGCTAGTGATATTCTCACCGCCTCAGTTACACTAAAAGCCTCTACCATAAAAGGTGGAAGAAAAACTTCAATCATACTTACTCTCCAATTCGTTCTATCTTGATTTTTAGTAAATGCCTAGTGAGATACACCCAATCTCTCCATCCATTAATATTAAATGTTGCTTTTTGTGCCGTCTCTGTGTTATTCCATAAACTAACATTCACTTCAATATCCCTTGATGTGTCTATTGTAAATTCATTTGTTTTATTATTTTGTCCATCAACAGTTGCTCTGTATTTACCTTTAGGCAAGTAAACAAACATTTTTTCTGTACCCCTAATATCTGTAGGGTACTTTTGCCAGTTCCAAGTACTAAATGATACAGGGCTTGTTTGAACATAACTCTTGTTGCCGTTAGATGTACGTTGCACCACAAGGGCGGTTTTATCACCGCCCAATCGTGCATAATATGTTTTACCATTAATAACTATAGGCAATCGTTTTTCGCCTACATCACGCAAGTTATCAGTCAGTTCAAATGTTAGTGTATCGTTCCCTTTCTTAACTTTTAAGTTAGGCATTATTCAACATACACCTCATTTCCACCATTAGCACTCCACAATTTCAATCGGCTATTCAAGGATGTTTGTACTCTGCCCCAGCTTTTCCATGTATTCGCCATAAACATTCGGTGGTATGTTTCACCATTGAACGCATGGAAAGTTTGGTCTATCATCTTACCTTTGCCAAAGTTCATTACAATTAACATACCTTGTTTATGCGAACGTGGTGGATTATTAGCACCACCATCAAAGTTGATTTCAATAGCACCTTGTTCGGTGAATGTATTCCAATCTGTTGCCGTTTCAATTTTAGAATATGGAAAACCTAATTGGTCTACTTCTGTTTTCTTAACAAAGTTATCATCCACATCTTTTTTCTTATAAATAGCCGTTCCGTAATGTTTGGTGGTAAGTACTGTGAAACTATCTGTACCATCATAGTGTTTAAATTCCTTACCTTTAATAAACGTATTAACGGAGTTATCGCCAAGTTCTACGTTACCAGCGGTAGACACCTTAGCCATACCAACACCATGACCATCAGGTTTATAACCCTCAATCAAAATGTTATTAGCCATTTTAAGTGCGCCGTTCAATGTACCGCCGGTTAATTTCAAGTAATCAAGCGTTGCCAATCGTGCGGTGTTGATAGAGTTTTGATAGTCTTTGTTTGGATCACCAACATAAATATCAACTTGGTGTCGCTTGTTTGGTTTTTCTGTTAATACCGCAAAATAGAATTTGCCGTTGTAATAAGCTATATCTTCGATTTCAGTAGTTCTATTGATTTCAATAATCTGTTTAACTGTGCCAAATGGTGTACATTCTACCAAACTACCAAGCGTTGCACTCATGATGCAGCCATTCAACATGAATGCACCATTGTTATTGAAATCATCATATTCATAATCGACTTGATATGTTTTTAATTTCTTAAAATCCTCGTTGTATAAATTGATTTCACGCAAGCGTTGTTGACCGCTAATAGGAACGATGCTTACATAAGTCCGTGTGATTGGGTCATATCCAATATTAAATACACGTTCATTCAATGTGATGGTACGTTCATATTGCATTGTATCTGCGTTAAGTACTGTTAAGTTGTTACCATTTTTCAAGCCGTTTGCAAGATAAATCTTATTAGTGTTCTTGTTGTAGCACATAGTATTACAATGCCCCATCTTATCAGGGTCATTAAATTTGTAAGTGCCTACAATCTCAAACGTGGATGAATTGAGTTCATATAACACTTGATTAGTGCCATCGCCACTAATACATGCTAATACAAACACATTCTTTTTATCGTTGTAGGTGAACCCCTGACATTGGTTTACTTCATCGCCATATTGAATATTTTTCACAAACGCAATATTGGATGAACCTTTAAGCATTGGTGTTTCAGTAGGATAGAATGGTTTTACATTGCTATACGTACCCATATCCATGACACTATCAACAGTATTGAAAGTTAGATGTTCATTAATTTTGTAGATGCCATTAGGTACTAACAATATCTTATTTTTTAGATTGTCATTAGCACGTTTAAATGCTGCGGTATCATCCGCTACACCATCACCAACTGCCCCAAAGTCTTTTACAGAAACGATGCCGTACAAGCTATCTTTAGGAATAAACTTTGTATCAGCTTCGGTTTTTGTAATCAAACCACTGCCATTAGGCAATGCGATTTGTTCCGCTTTACTTGCTGCGACTTCTGCACGTTTAGCAGCATCTGTGGCCTTGATAGCGTTACTTGCAATAGAGGTTTGTTTATTATCGATGTCATTTTTTAAGGTCTTAGCTTGGTCTACAAGATTATTAATATCTCGTTTATCAACAGTTGTTTGACCAGCGTAAGCCTTTGCATCTCTAACCAATCGTTCAGCAGTAGCAACATTAGTAGATGTTGTATCAAGTGCAGTATTAGCCGTTGCCAACTTATCGTCAACAGTCGATGCTATCGTTTTAATCTCTTCGCCCAATCGGTTGATTATATCTGCATTAGCATTAATCTTATCGGACTTTTCAGAAATTACACTCATAGCATTAATTGCATCATTAGCAGCCTTAACGGAACGCTCTACAATATCTTTTGCAACTTCATTTGCGTTTTTGTCGCTATCCACTCTAATTTTCAAGGAGCGGTCTAGTTCTGCTTTCATCTCTTGTAAGATGAGTATGATCTTATCGGTAGCGTGTTCGATGTTCTCGAATGGGTATTCATCAGGCAAGTCCATGTCTTGTGAAATGGGTGTTCTACGCTCCAAGATAACCTTTTGCCCTACGGCTAGTGCATCACCATTAGCTGGATAAATTACCGATTTGGTGCTTTCGTCATAATCGATATTGCCAACTTGTACCGCCTCTGTACCATCTTCATCAACGATAGTTAGTTTAATATCCTCGATTTGGACAAAATCATATGGGAAAATAAACTTCTTATTTACCCCATCGCATTGATACACTACAGATGGTTTCAAAACTTCTGGTGTCAATTTAACATCCCCTTTCAATGTATATAAATAGGACTACCCATTATGGATAGTCCTTATTTATCAATGTTTCTTTTTATCTTTTTTAGTTTTTAATCTACGGTCAAATACTACTGCCATGATTGCATCCTCTAGTGATGCATCGGTATCTGTGAAACCAAATTTAGCTAATGTCCACAAGCCATCAGTTACAGTATCGCTAAAACCAGTTGCTCGGTTTGCTAACTGACTGAAACTTCTGCCTACATCGATACCATCTTTGTTTTTGCTCATAATTGCGTTGCCTAAATCGTAGAATTTCTCAACGATGCTTAATGCCATAACGCTATTACCTTTATTGAATACCTTTTCGCCTAGAATGTATTTCATAGCCATGTTCGACATATCGCGGATGATTGGTACACCCATAGTACCTTGTGAAACTAACTCTTCGATAAATGACTTAGCCAAATCTTCAGGCTTATCATCATCGCCATTCGTTAAGGCTTTGTAAGCCATCATACCGATAGCCTGTGAAATTAATGTCCACCATAGCATTTTAACGAACCTTGCATAATCACCATTATCCTTACGTGCATAGTTGCCCTCTGTGATGATGTTATACAACGTATTAGCGTAGGAATAGAACGGAACGAATAATTGAGTAAATGTAGAACGTGATCGTTGAATAGCAGCAGCATCTTTTGTATCACCGCTACCAAATATATCACGCACCGCTCTATCGCCAGCTTCAATAGATTGTTGCTCTACCCATTCAGCACTTACACCCTCTTTACCAAAGAGTTCGGCTTGCTTTTGGTCATATGCAAACTTCCATACAGGAATGGATAATGCAAAGTCTGTTTCTGTAAGTAATCTGAACCCCATTTGATTTATATCATCTCGAATGTCAGCTAACTGTTCTACCTTATAACCACCAACATTTGTATCGCCTAAACGTAAACCTTTACCATTGATAGATAAACCTTGTTTCAAGTCTTTATCTAATGTTTGTATACGTTCACGCATGAAGATTGATTGACCCAATACAAAATCTCTAGTGTTGTTATAAGTAGTTGTGCCGTGTCCATAGAAACCAATACCAGCATGATTGATGGCTCTAATAGTATTACCTACACCGATACGATAGAACGCAACAGGAATGTTTAACGCATTCTGTAACGCTACCGATACACGCCCAGCCATGACTGCGGTTGATGTATTCTTTTTCAATGTAAGAATTAAGCGGTCAATATCGTTTGTTTTTGCCGCCTCATCTTGCCAGTTATCTCTAACCCATGTACGCAAGAATTGGTAAGTATCAGCGCCAAACTTATCCACAATATAGTTTTGTAGTTCACGATTAGAGATTAACTTATTAACATCTGTTACCGCCTTACGCATTGTTACATGGTTAATAGCCTCTGTGATAGCATTAGGAATTACATCAAAATCTAGCAACAATGATTTATCCTTAACCACATCTAAACGTGATTTAGTAGCACTCATACCAGTACCCCAAACCGCATTACTACTAACCATAGTTTTTGCAATATCTTCAACTTGGTTATCGCTAACAGATGCATTAACTTTAGGGTTGTAAACAATAGGGAAATATTGCCCCTCAATGTTTCGACCACCGATAGAGAATGTCAAGCCCTCTACTTTCTTTAATGGGTTTCCGTATAATTCCTCTTGAACCTTACTGCGTTCATCAAAGAATGAATTGATATGATCCCATGTGCGAATAATAAACTCCCAGTCCTTATCAGTCATGTGTTCTTGGAACGCACGTTCAATTTCAACCTCGTTTGCCTTTGTAGTTTCCATAACACGTTGTCGGTTGCTTTCAGTACCCCAGTTAAGGGCAATCATGATTAACTGCTCTTTAGTAAGTCCATACAAGTTACCAACTGTATAAAGGTGTTCGTTACGCATATTGAATAATTCACGTTTGGAATATATTCCTACATCTTTTGCCAATCTACGCATAGACACTTCCTTACGTTCGTTGAACGCTTGCGTTGCTCGACTGATAGGGTCATAGATGTATTTAACTGCAAAGCCGTTTTTACCGCCACCCATTCGTCTTAGGAATGTTTCAACTTTCATCAAGGCTAGATGGAAACCATATAGTTTACCACTTACTGCATCTGTTTTAGTTTGGTTATTAAGGATGTTGAATACATCACCAGTTGCACCACCAAATGTTTCTGTAGCCTCACCGATGATTTCTTGTACTGCATTTTCAAACGATATGCTTTTACCCTCATCGTTTAAGATGGTTGTACCCTCATACTCGTTTCTGCCATTCTTGTACATCCCAGTCATTAACTCTTCCAAAGTTTCTAACTCGTTCATTGTGATAGATTTAAATGATTTAGGTGTTTTAGAATAGAACATTTCAGCTATCCAAGGTTCTAACTGAACCATTGATTGTTGGTTAAGAATGAGTGCATCCACATCAAGTGCGGATAATACTGTGTTCATGTCGAAACCATCAACAGGTGGCAAGCCATCGTACTTAGTTAAACCCATTTGGTATGCCATATGGGAATAGAAATAACGCATATTAGGTTCAATAGCAATAGGGTTTTTAGGTCTGGTCATTCGTTGTAATTGTTGTTTCAATTTCAATCGCAACTTCTTGGACTTTTCAAAGTTTTCAAACGCTACTCTTGCCCTTGCTTGTTGTAACATTTGCTCACGCTTGAACCCAAGTGCTTTATCAACATTACCACTTGCCAATGCTCTATCAGCTTTCTTGCCAGCAGTTACCGCTTTATTCTGATAAGTCTTAAACTGAATAGCATTAGAAATAGGCAATTCACCTAACTCTTTTCTCGCTCGGTTCATGTAATCAGAAATTGTACCAAGTCCAGCACCACGAATAGAACGTACATTATTGATGCGGTCTTGTAACTCATCTTTTAATTGCTCAATACGTTCACTAGCTTTTAATTCTTGCTTTTCGGCTCGTTCTTGTGTGCGTTCTGCTAATCGTTCTTTTTGTTCAATAGCACGATCTAGTTGATTAGTAATAGTTGTTAATCGTTTAGATAATTCACTATTCTTATCTTTTAGTTCGCTCTCACGTTCCTTTGCTTTGTCTGTGAGTTCTGCTTTTTCATTGTTCAACTTTTCGATTAAGCGTTCAGCCTTTTCAAGTTCTTTTGTTGTATCAACAAGTGCAGCATCGACTTTTTTCTTATCAGATTTAAGAATATCGTACTTAGTAGGTTTAACCTCTTTTTCAATATCACTTAATTCTGTATCGATAGTTTCTGTGTTAGGGTCTAGTTTACGGATGCGCTCTAACAATTCCCAGTTCTTCGCTAGTTCACGATTAGTAGATTGTTGGATAATCTTACTTTCCTCTTCAGTAAGTTTCATCTGACCTTGTGTAGATAGTAAGATTTCCTCTGCGATTTGTTCGTTGGTTTTGCCTACGTTGTTATCTCTCATAAACTCCGCTTTCGCATTGTCCATTTCTTGATTGATAGCATCGTTAAATGTAGCACCAGTTTGTTCTACTTCCGCTTTCTCTAGTTCTTCAATAGAGTTGTACTGTGTATCTTTCAATGCACCAGCACCAAACACGTTGTATCGTTGATGCTCTTTGTAGATAGGATATTGCTCAATCAATCGTTTTTCGATTTCAATTTGGATAGCATCCTTTTCTTCTTCCCATTCCTTGATAGGTCTATTATCAAGTTCTTTCATCAACTTACGCATTACACGTTCTTTTGCTTTTTCTTTAACCTCTGCTATGTAAGACTGCATCCGTGCTTGGTCTTGCTCGGATAATTGCTTATAGAGTTCTGTTTTCTCGAATTGTTCAAGTTGTTGTTGCTCTGCGTATGCCTCAATATCCTCTTGGGTTGCAAGCATACGATCCATAACTTCCCTAATGTCTTTAGGTGGTAAACCGCCTAAGCGTGATACTGCACGATAGATAGCACTCAACCACTTACTAAATCGTCTGAATGTGCGCTCAAGGAATTTAGTAGGTGCTTCACCCTCTCTTAGGTAAGCCTCAAAACCTCTAGCGAATTTCTCATGTGCATCTGTATTGATGGTTTCGTTATCGTTCCAACCTGTCCACTCTTTCAACTTGTTCCAATCTAGAACAAGTTGCTCTGGGGCATTTTCCATAGATGCTAGCTTTTGAATATCATCAAAGAATACATGACCCATTTCGTGTAAGAATGTACTTCTATCTGCAGTTTTGAAAATGCTGATAATGCGTTCACCATCTTTCATGATTTCGGTCATGCCGTTTATAGATTGGTTATACTTTTCAATGACTTTAATTGCTTTATCATCGAACACTACATAGCATCGTCCGTCTTGTTCTCCAACATAAGTAATGCCTTTAACGCCATACTCATTAAGATGTTCTGATGCTTTTTTTGCACCCCCTAAGGCTTTAGATAATGCCAGATAAAAATCTCTACCATTTATACCACTATCATTTAATAGTGCAGAAAAATCTTCTTTATACTTACCCCAATAAATTTCCCTATACTTTTTACTAGCCATACCATATTCTGTAAAAGCATTAAACCACATAGTATCTAGTTGATTTTTTACATCTTTTATACTATCTGGGTTTTCTTTCAGTGCCTTTAAATCAATGTTATATTTTTCAGCTAATCTATTTATAGTTCTCTGAGTAATTGTGTTAAGTTCTCCCTCGATATATTTATCAAGGTACTTATCTTTTAGTAAATTGTACTCAGTATCTAGTTGATTAAACTTACTACCTAACTCATCGATTCCTTTTTTAGCATAATGGTTAAACAAAGGACTATTTGTATATTCATTGATAAATACTTCTTTTTCTTGTTCTGGCAATGCATTAATTGCTGCGTTTAAACTTTGCTTTGTTTCTTTACTTAAAATATTTAATGACTGTTGTTCATCAATCATTGTTTTAGTATCTGGAACATCAACTTTAAATAATGTACCTTTATCAACATCATGAATTAAAGATAATTCACGTCTATATAAATCAGATACTTTCTTATCTTTAGCAAAATACAAACCCCAGCCATGTGCTTGATTACCCTCACCAGTACCAATACCACCTAAATCAAACTCATCAAAATCATAAGGCGAACCATGCCATGCAGCTTGTGCATAACCATCTTTGCCATTCATCTTGGCATTTACATCAAATCGTAAAGTATTTAGGTAGTCCATAGCGGTATAACGTGCATTACCAGCCTCACGCATAATCTGTGCGAACACATCCGCATGAGTAGCTACCAATAACGCATCCTCATGTGCTTGTTGTTTGATATGACCTTTAGTGCTAGTTTCTAGTAGTTCACGAACCTTTGTATATACTTCATGACCTGCTTTTGTTAAATTCATACGCAATGCAACATTATTATCAGCAATTTCAAAGACTTTATCTTTCATAGCCTCTAAACTTTCGATTTGCATTAGCATATGTTCCATATCTGCATAATGTGCATCAGATTGTGCTAATGCATCAGCATTACCATCAAGGCTTGCCGTTGTAGTTGCTCGGCTATACTCATACGCTGCTCGTCTACGTTCTGCATTGGTACGTGGTGCTTTACCGCCGTTGTTAGCTTTATAATCAACTAACCATTGTGGTTCAATACCAGTACTTACCGCATCATTGATAGATTTATCTGCATTGTCAAAATCACTAGCATAAGTTTCTCTGTATTGCTCTTTCAATGTATGCAATAAGTTGTTGTAATTACGTTTAATGTTGGTAGGGTCAGATAGTACCTCGTTAAGTACTTCACGATCTATATCAGATGCACCCTCAAATTCATTGCGGATAATATCATCTTTGATACGTTCCGCACGTTTTGATGTATCATCTTTCAATACGCTCTTAGCTACATCTACTTCTTGTTTCGCACGTTCTAGTGTAGCCAATGACATACCGCCACGTGTAAAGTAAGATGTTTGTTTTAAAGCCTCTACAGTTTCATCTGACAAATTCATGGATACTTGTGCATATGAACCAATAGGAATTTCAACAGGTGCATCTGCCTCGATAGCTACTTTGACTTCCTCTTGTGTAACTAAGCCATTATCAACCATATCACGGATAGCAAGTTGCCCATTTTCAGATTGTACTAATTCCGCTACATCTACATATTGTGTAGATACACCAATCTTATCGCCCTGTGCTTGTACGATTTTTCCGTATAGTTCAGGGTTTTCTTTTGCAATCTTATTTGTAGCACTATCTTTACGGACATTATCCATAATAACTGCACCATTGCGGTTTTGTTCTGCGATGATTGCTGCTTGTTGTTGTTCAGGTGTTAGCTTTTGGAAATCTCGAAAAGCCTTTGCAGTACGCACACCACCTACTGCACCACCAATAGCACCAAAACCGATTACCGCTGGCAACGCTTGTTTCATTGCATCTAGTGAACCTATAGCAATATCACCTACGCTATAATAACCCTCTAGGTCATTATCCTTACGTGTTAGGTTATGTTGCACCTTTTCGTTTACATCTTGCAAGCCCTCTTCGAATAATTCAGGTACACCAGCTTTAATAGAGTTTTTAGCCATCTGTGCAACTGTTGTTCCAATACCTCTATCAAAGGTTTTTACAGTATCACCAACACCAGCACTAATAGCTTTTGCAATCATCCCTTTAGGGGCTACTGCTTTAAACGCTTTACCCATAGCTGCAGTTGCTGCAAACTCAATACCTGCATCAATAGCAGCGTAAGACATAGCATATTGATTAGCCTCTTGGTCTGTGTATACTCGGTTGCCGTTTGCATCTTTCTTTTGAGTGAGTTCAATGTACTTATTGCCAAATGACATTTTGTACATATTCCGTGCCATGTCAGCACCGCCACCCCATTTAGCACCAGTAGCAGCACCAGCACCAACACCTACACCCTCTGTAGCCAAGCCACCGATTAATGCACCAGCAACTGCACCAGCTACCGCACCTATACCACCTTGTTTAGCCATCATATAACCTTGGCCAGCGGTTTCACCGATTACAGATTGTGCTACATCTAGTCCATCTGCATGACGATAATTTGCAAGGTTAGTTTGTAAGCGTTGAATTTCGTTTGTTAATTCTTCGATTTTCTTAGGGTCTGTAGTGTTGGATAATTCATAACCAACATCACCTAATTTCATCTGATCATTGATAGACCATATATTCTGTTGGATGCTATCCCATATACCATGAGTAGATTTGATAGACTGCAAGTTATCTAAACTATATATAGCCTCTGATTGTGAACCATATTTAATTTTGTATAACTCTGGGTACTCATCATATAGCGACTGTACTGTTCGCCCTCTATCAACTTGATTAGCAAGATAAGCTGCCCTCGTGAACCCTGTTTCACCGCTATTTAAGATAACATCTGCACCGATGTTTAATTTATTAGCATAGTCTAATGCTGCATTAGCTTTTACTGCATCATTACTTGCATAGATAAAACGTGCGGATGCAGCTTGCAAGGCTGGGTTATTTATAATAGGGTTTTCCTTTAAAGCCTCGCCAATGGTAGATACAGTCTGTAAAGTTCTATCTTTACCACTACCAGTTGTATCGACTAGATAAGGTGCATCTGCTAAATTGCCTAACGCATTACCTACTTGTTTTACTGCATCTACCGCATTACCTACAACTCCATTAACAGGTGTGCCTAATTCTCCATGATCGCCATCCTTGTTAATAAATGGGTTGATTTTCTGTTGTTCTATTTTCCATGGGTTATTAGACATATTTCCACCTATCCCTCAATATTATACTTAGCATGGAATGTACCCTCATCCATATCTTCAAAATCACCATTAGATTTATAAAGTCTTATATAATGTGTATCACCAAGTACTTTCCAATTAACAATACCATCACCAGCCAACATAGCCATCGATGTATTAGTTTTATAATTATCTCCATTTTGCCAGAAGTGTTCTACTTTTGTTGTTTCTATTATTGTATTACCTGCTATTTCATGTGCAGCCCAATCTAACTCAGTACTTGTTGGTTCTCTCCCCTCAGATGCTCTAAACTTAGATACCCATGCACCCATTTGTTGTTTAAAGCCTAACCGTGCTAACCCCTTTTGTTGTTCGTTCATGTTCTCTAAACTATCATTAAGAACATAATTCACACCGGCTAACTCTGGTGCATAATCACCAGTTCCGTTATCACGGTCATTAAGAGTTTTACGCAATGAGTTGTATTGCTCTAACGATAAATTAATATGGTTATCATCAATAAACTTAAAAATTTCTGATTGAGGTTTGTTATTTCCAAGCATGGAACGAATTTCATTCATTCCCCATGATTGGTTAGCAGCTTGTTGTTCTCTTTCATTTGCTCTCATGAATTGATTTCTTTGTGAACCAAATGCTAGTGTCAATTCTTTGTTATCACCAATAGCATTATCTAAGAAATTAGCCATTTCACCACTAGATGCACCATTCTTACCCATTTCTATTAGTTGTAGTTGAATAGCCTCTTTTTGCCGTGCTAGTGCCTCTGCTCTTGCTTTCTTACGTTTTGATACTTCCACCTTATAGGCTTTCATATACTCTTCTCGTTTTTGTAAGAGTTCGCCGTCTGTATAGCCTTTAGCACTACCGCTAAACTTACCTACACCAACGATTGGATATATATCAGTACTTACGATAGACACACCACCGCTACCAGCTTGTGCAACTTTACCATCGCCCATATAAACCCCTACATGAGTTACACCCTTATAGGCTTTATCATCAGAATTAACTGCACTTGGATCATCACTAGTTGCCCATCTAGCCTCATTACTTGGAACGTGCCAAAATACTAAATCGCCCTTTTGTGCTTGCGATATATCATGTATAAGTTTACCCTCTTGTTCTGCTTGCAAATACTGCCCATCTGCGGTGCGGTAGTTAAGGGTAACACCTGCCTTTGCGGACACATCAAGCGTAAATTTGCCACAGTCTGTACTTTCACCACCATCACCACCAAGTAGATACGGCTTACCTAACTGTTCATTAACCGCACTATCAAGTGCAGCTATATTTAAATTTCCGCCTTGCCCTGCTTTAGGTAGACTAGCAATAAACGCATCAGCACCTTTTTCGATACTTGCATCATCTTCACCATAGGTATCTACATCACCTACAATACGTTTATCGATTGTTTGTTGCGTATTTACCTTATCGATGGCTACTGCAGCTTTAGATAATATCCCCTCACTTACACCCATTTCTCGTAGTGCTGCGATTGTTTGTGGACCTGCAGTAATATCATTCCGTGTTACTGTTTCATCAATAATTGAAGCACCTACTCTGTCAGCTACTTCTTGATATTTAGCTTTTACAAACTCTTCACCTCTATCACCATACATAGTTTCAATACTATTTTTAATGGTGTTAAGAGAATTAGATACAATGTTAGGGTTGTTATAACCTAGTACTGCAATCTGTTCAGATGATTTTACATTGTTGTTGAAAGTTACATCTTTGTACTTTTCACGTTCAGAACGCTCATGTACTTGTACACGCATATTATTTGCGTGATAGTCTTTTTCCACCATTTGAAGAAAACGCTCACGCAATCTATCGTTATTAGGTAACTTGTTAAACACATCTTGTCTGATATTGCTTTCTGCCTCATTAAACAATTGTGTAGCATTAGCAGCACCATCCAGTTCTTTATGAAGAATACCATTTTCTTTATTTGTCAGTTCATAAGATATTCTATTCTTATAATCTGTTTCAGCGTTCATATAGGCTATGTTCAAATCTTCATCAAGTCGCTTTTGCATCTGTGCGTTAATATTATCAATGGCATTAATTACACCTTTTAAGCCTTGTTGATTACCGCCAAACGCTAATTCATTTCCAGTAGCTTGAACACCACCGCTTATGGTATTTAGTTTTTGTTCGCCATTGTAACTAACTAACTTCATTAAATACCCCACCTATTATTTCTAACTGCACCTCTTGTAACAAACTTAATATTTGATACACCAGCTGCTTTCAAAGCACTTTCATTTGGTGTGTAGTAGTTTGTATTAGCTTTAATATTACTACCGCCATACTGACCTTTAAGACCATAGATACTAGATGCACCACTCAATATCGTTCCTAACATAGCCATTCTAGTTTGTGATTTAGCATTACTTGCCGCTGCACGTGCGGTGCTTGCCTCGTTGCGATAGTTCATGCCATTAAGATATTCATTGTAGATACTGTTATTCTTGTTAGTTTCCCAATTCTGAATATCTTTGTTGTATTCGTCATAGCTAGATGCCATAAGTTGTAATGGTGTACCAGCCATCATCAAGCCACTTGCACCAGTTTCTGCCGTATTCTGACCTTGGATAAGTCGCATCTTATCTGACATCTTATCTCGTTCTTGCAAGGCTTGGTCTGCAATCTGTTCTTGCTTGCGATCACTAATACGTGCGTTCGCCTCTGCCACCCTTGCTTGCTGGTTGTACATTGCAGCTTGCGCCTTACCTTGTTGGTGTTGTGTAAATAATGTACCAACCATACTTGCTGCGGTTAATGCAATAGGGTTACACATTCGCATCCCCCTTTCTCAATGTGAATAAAACCATATCCCCATCGTTAATATCGTAATGAATAACCGCACCTAAAGACTTTAGCCATCTAATGGTGCGGTGATTTTCTTTGTGTATGTAATTAAAAAGTACTTCCCTAGTTTGTAGCCATTCCCCAATGATATTTCTACTAACTTTTATAAATTGCTTTTGCAATGTCAAACTACGTTCAAAATCTTTACTCCCCAAAAAGTAAATGCAATGCATGCCATTTAATGATGTGTTCGATACCCCATACACACATAATGGCTTGTCATTATCGATAACAATACGACTTTGATAATCTTCCCCAAGAATATCGTTCACAAAGTCATTTTCGCCATAGTTTGAATTTTTTCGATTGATATATTTAACCTCTAAGGCATCTATCGAACGTAAGTTGATGTATAACTCACGAATTAACGAAACGTGCTTAGATGGGCAAATATTACATTCCATGAACATTTGGGAAACCACCACCAATTTCTACCTCTCTTGTAACCTCTAACAGGTTAAATGGGAAAGGTTTTGAGTGTTTTATACAGATTTCTGTATTAGTATTAACACTAGTTGCTATCTTAGGTAGTACTATTACAGTATCACCAGTAAATAGCGATTTAGGTTTTAAGATTAAATCATCTACATCATCAAATGTTTTGCCTACGCTACCACCATATGAACGATATAACCGCAACGCAACTCGTGTTATAGTTACCAATCTACATTGCAATGTGCCATCGTTTATTTGTTGCTCTACGCTAGGTATTTTGATTTTAGTAGTATAAGGTAACCCAACAGTAATTACATTTGCTTTACCGTCTAATTTAATAACCCCAGTTGGTGGTACTACCCTAGATGGCATCTGTTGTCCATCAACCACTATGTCTACCATTTGCCCTACTAGATGAGGTGCGTTGATGTAATCAGTCTTAATTGAATTAGCGACTTTAACATAGCAATCTAGGAACACATCGGAGTTATCCTCTGTGTACAACGGAATACTACGTTCAATACATTTCACATTCTTATTATTAATCACACGATCTACTACAAAATAGATTGTGTCTTGTTCACCCTCTGCTACACTCTCTACATATCGGTATTTACCATTTGTAACAAAGTGCGACCAACCATACACCTTTTGTTCAGGTATATAGGTTAAGCAATTCAACTGTCCATCATCTCGAACGTAGTAAATAATACTGTCAGGGTCTTGTGCATAAGCACTCGTTACTGCCACATGACCTTTAACCAATGTTTTAACAAACAATGTAAGGTCTTGCCCTGTGTAGTTATCGCTCTCGTAAGAGTAACCCATATCACGAACAGTACCGCCACGCTCTTGAACGAATACACATCTATTACCGATAAACTGTGGTTCGCATTTTAACGCACCACGTTGTGTTTGTGTTTTCAAATAGCAGTTAGTAGGTGTGATAGTCTTGCTACCATCTACTATCCATTCATTACCGCTAGTGAGTACAATTAAGTCATTAGCTGGTACTAGATGCCTAATCTCATACATTTTGCGGTTGATTACTGGTAGTGTAATTGCGCTATCATCTGTGATTGTACCGCCTACTTTTTCAACCCCAAAGTTAGGATAATCACCAGTTCTACTAAACCAAATGAAATTAGGCTTGCTATCAGTAGCAGCGACCACAAATCGGTCTTGATAGAATGTGCATAACTTTGGATAACCTCTACCCATATTCCAACTGCCTAACTTCCATTGATGGCTTGGCTCACCCTCTTTAATACCATTCAGAACATTAACCTTTGCGTTCTTAGCATCGGTTACGCTATTAATCTCAACGATACCATATTGAGTAAACGGCAAGATAGATAAGTCGCAATTAACAGAACCACCTTTAATATCGGAGATATATTTAAGCCTTGCTCCAGCCTCTATCTTACCTGTGTCGGTTACATTGTAATCGTTCTTAGAGGTGTACGTTCTGTAGTCTTTCCAAGTCTGTCCATCATTGTTAGAAATCTGTAACTTTACTGTACCTTCCCATGTACCATGTGTTGTGAATTTCCATGATAACTCTGTGTCAGTACTAAACGTGCCAACATTGTAATTGATGTTATTATAGGTTTTTTCGGTATACGATGGTGTGTAATAATTTTTTCTAACCTTTTTCTCTACCACTTCGCCAGCGGACTTAGTATGCACCGCCTCTACATAGTATGCAATTTGAATTACACTACCTACCATGTCTTGTGTGAAAAGGTCTTTGGTGGATGTGATCGTATCACCATTAACAGTTAATGTGTGTCCATTATCCGTGTTGATTTCATCGTAAGGTTGTTCAGTCAGTTTGTAAGCACTCAACCGCCAGTCAGTATCACTATATCGTGATAGCGTTTGAATAGGGTACTTACCACTACAAATGAACATTACATCGCCACTTTGGATGCAGTTTAATTCGCCTACAACGTCCGCCTCAAATGGTGTCGCTACTTCAACATTTGTATACACACCATTTCGCCACACCCTAACATATCTATCACCAAATTCAAGCATGAACGATTGGTTCTTATTGGTGGTAAATTCAAACAGTCTAACAGGTTTATCGTTGTATTTAGCATATCCGATAAACTGTGAACCTTGCCTACGTGCTACCGCACCATAAGGTCTAATAACCGCATTTTCAGCAAGTAGTAATGCACTTTTATATTGTTCAAGGTCAAATCTACTAGATACATCTGGCGATACTTCGCCAGTAGTAAATGCGACTTGTCCGATATACATAGGTTGCATATCACCAACTCCTTGATTTCAAATAGCTAGATACATAAGGCATATCTAATCTGCGTTCCTTTGCGCTCATAGATTTTGCCTCTTGTAATGCTGCTTGATACAGTTTGTATGATTGGTCAAACAAACCACTATTACCAGTTAGTGGCATTGCTAAATCAGATGCCATCTTACACACCAATGCTTTAACGAATATAGGGTTCATTACATCAGCATCGGTAATATCGTACACATAATCAATGTGCATCAAAGGTACATCAGATACGATGTACTTTGTATTGTTATCAGTCAAATAAACATCATATTCACGTTGCTTTTCCGCTCGGTATCGTTCACCCTGTGGAATTACCGCAAGGATGCGAACACACTTTTCAGGGTAAGCATACACATAATCCCAACCATCAATCTTGTGTTCAGATAGTACCGCACGTTCACGCTTTCGTGCAAAGTTCCATTCAAACTGTTCCAACAATACTCTACGTGTTAGATCATAATGCAATCTACATTGTCTAGCAGGTTCTGTTTCTTCCGTCATAGAACGGATGCGACCTGCATTGATAAGCGATAATGCTTGATTGCAAATATCAGTAGGTGTCATTTGTTCCACCTTTCTATAAAAAAAGAGGGATGCATAAGCACCCCTCGTTCAATTATTCAGCAGTTTCTTCCGCTTTCTTACCACGTTTCTTTGGTGTAGGTTCTGCCTCTTCGACTTCCTCTACTTCTGCGACTTCTTCTGCACCAACAGTTTCAAACAAATCTTTGAAGTAGTCTTTATCGTATTCAGCTACTTCTTCTTTTGTAAATTCAACTGTTGTTCCCTCTTCAATTAAACCCTTTGTATTGTGATACAAAGTTACTTTTGCAATATATTCCATGTTAGCCACCTTATTTAATATTAATGCCACTTGTTAAGAATGCGGAGATTTGACCGCCAGTCATATTATTAGCGTTTACTTTGATGTATTTCTTAGCACCATTAGCTAAACGCACTTTGTATTCTGTACCAGCTGGAGCATTAGCAGCCATAGTAATGCCATGTAATAATACCGCATTAGCCATGTTTTCAGTATCAGATGTATACACATTAAATAAAGGTGTGCCTGTTACTGTTTTGTCGATACGAATTACAAGGAATAAGTTAGGGTCAGCATCGCCACCATTACCATTCATCACTACATCGGAGTTAGTGTTTGTTGTAATGTCTTTTTTGAAAAAGAATGTATTTTGAGTATCAATAATCATATATATTTATCCCCCTATTAATTAAGCAGTAACTCGTGCTTCTGTGGAAAGCAATGCATCGATTTTACGTACTGGAATACCATTAGCACGTGTAACCATTTTGCCCATTTCCATATCTTCTGTAATTGTAGAACCATGCACTTTGTTCTTTTGCAAACGTAAGAATGTACGCAATTCTTGGTTCATGTACCATACAGGACGGCAGCCAGTAAGAGATTGCATTTTTTCTTCTGCACGGATCATCAAGTTAATTAAGTTAGGACCTGCGGAAATATCCTCTTTAATAGATTTCATATCAATATTAGCGATACGTACTACATAGCGCCAATCACGAACACACAAACCGATGTTTTGTTCAAAGTGAGTACGATATGCCTCAAACAAAGAACCATCAGGTTTAGTGATTGTAGTTTTGCCTTTATCTTCTTGTTGCAAGCCAGCCTCTGTACCACGTGGATAAATACCATGTACAGTAAGAGGACCCCAACCTACAAGCCACATAGATGCAAGGTTTGCAGTACCGCCAGCATCGATAATGTTTTTAGCGCTATCAGCTTTCTTAGGGTCTAATGTATTAAAACGTGCGGATAAGCCAACAAACTTTTCAGGAGTGCTTTCATCACCATAGAAAAGTGTACGTGCGATTTCTTGACCCATAGCCTCAACGAATGCAGCATCTTCTGTAGCACGGAACGCTACAGGGTCATTAGACAACTTAACCAACTTAGCATCTACTTCGGAGTAAGCCTCTAACATACCGCAAGTATCGGTAATTTGTTTTGTAGTAGATTTAGATGGTTGTACACCGCCATAAAGCATCCGCCATGTAGCATCAGGCAAGCCAGTACGTACAGTTGTTTTGTTAGATGTACCATCATTACATTCAATCATTGTCATATCTTGAATGATTTCGTTAGATTGGTTTAATTGTTCGATGATTTGCGCAACTTTTCCGTTAGGATCCATGCGCTTTTGCAAATCAATTAAAGTAGGGTTTTGTGTTCCGATTGTAGCCATAAATTATTTTCTCCTTTTATTTGAACATACTCGGATATAAGTTTCTTCTGATTGCATCTTCTGACTGTGTACCACCAGTTGGTTGACCGCCACCAGCGTTATTATCTTCACCAGCCATATCAGCGATTTTCTCAAACATTTGGATAACTTCAATACGATTACCCAAGCCGTTTTCAGCTAAAATTTCACGAATGTTAGGAATTGTTTTTTCGATTAACTCCATACCAGCCGCTGCCTTTTGTACAGTTGCATCATATTTACTTCCTAACACCTCTTCTGTGTGTTTTTTGTACCCCTCATACTGTTCAATCAAAGCCTCTTGTCTTTTAGTTTCGTAAGCGGTTACAAGGTCTGTAGCATACTTATTACCAAACTTAGCCATCTCGACTGCTTGTTCTTGTGTAGCACCTACGCTATTGAGTAGCTTAGAAAAGTCAGCTGCGATTGTTTGGTCTACTTCGCCACTATCAAATGCTTTCGTAAAGTCATATACAGTAGGTTCTACAGGTGGTTCTTGGTTGCTGCTTGTGTCAGCACTACCACCTAAGATTGTGTCTTGGGTATTTGTATCGTTATCCGTAGTAGGTGTACTACTATCTGCACTCGTTGTGTTATCATTCGTGCCTTGCGTTAAATCTTCTGCCATAGTTATTCACCTTTTTCCTCTAAATCTTTAAATAGTTTTTGTTGATTGATATATTCAAGTTGTGCTTGATGGTATTTAAGTACACCCTCAACACCATCACCAATACTTCCTAAATCATTCATATAGGTTAACCCTACTTTTCGTTTGCCCTCATTGAAGAATGTTTCAGAATTACCTGTGAATGATTGTTTCAAAATATTGGTTCGGTCTAAAAGCCTACAAAAAAACCACCTACCAAGTTCAGTACTTAGTACGTGGTTAAGTGCATCAATATCACGATCACGAATATATTCTTGTTTAGTTTTCATCTACACACCCATGCCCATTAACTGTTGCATTACTGGGTTTCCGTCATTGGCTGCATCTGTTGCTTGTTTAGCAGCACCAGCCATTTGAGGTGCCAGTTGTGCCATTTGCATTGCTTGTGCTTGTTCTTCTTGCTCTTGTTGTGCTTGTTGTTGTTGTTCCATGATTTGTTGATAATCATCATTGGAACGGATAACCCTAGCCGGTACACCAAGGTTTACACCATAAATGTCCGCCGCCTCTTCAAAGTTAAACTTTTGAACGATGTTAGCATTGCCCTGTGCTAATGACATTATGAAAGCATAGTACTGTTCAATATTCACCAAAGATGACATTTTCTGTGCTTGTGCTAATGGAGATATGTATTCAATCTTTACATCCATACCATTTAGCATTTCAGCAGTTTGTTCATCAATAGGTGGAAATATTCCAGCCCTATCTAGGATGCCATAAGTACGTTCAATGATTGGGTTTAAAAACTCACTTTGTAAGCGTTCAACTACAGGGCCTAACTGTTGCATTTTTTCTTGTGTACGCTCCATAACTTCACGTGCGGTCATTTGTCCGCTATCGATGTTATCAAGCATCAAGAATAAGTCAGCGCTATAGGCACGTTTAATGCTTTCAGATACAAACTGTATCTTAGCTTGTACGTTTGCAACATCAATACCTACATTGAATATCGGTTCAACCTTACCGCCAGTATCAACTTCCGTTACACCGCCCGGAAATAGATTTACACTACCAATCACATCAGATGTAGCACTCATAGGTGGTTTAATACCTAATTCAATAGCCGTTACTAAATCTTTCTCTAAAAGTTGTAACATCTGTGCATCGGACTGTGCGAACCATGCACATCCTTTACCATAACCACTTAGATCATGTGTGGTATGTCTAGCAATAGGAATAGACCATTCCTCAAAGCCACTATGTCTTAGTACTTCATCGGAGTTGCTCCCCTCTATCCAATAGATAGATGAGTAAGGCATATTCTTATTACCTAGTTTTCCGTTACGGTCTTTGTTAGGTGTTACCAACCAACACACAACATGAGTTGTTGCATTACCTTTGCCATCGTCATATTCACGTTTGACTTGTTCAGTACAAGCATCATAACCAAACTCTTCAACAAGCTGGTCTGCGGTCATGCGGTATTTTCTACCAAAGGTGTTTACCTCACCATTACTGCCACACTCTAATGCATATGTACCGATAGGGTAAGATGTGAACCTTACACCAAATTTAGGGTCAGGCATGATAGACATAGGTGCTTGACCAAATGGTAACTCCATATAGGCTTGATGCACTACGTTATAGAAATTTGACTTAGCAAATACTGCATAGAGTATTTCTTCACGTTCATCAAGTACCTTACTAACATCACTATTAGCTGCTAGGTCAGTATTCTCTAATGTCAGCTTAAACCACTTACGACTAGGTGGTGTCATGCCACTCATTACACCTGATGCGAATATTTGGCAACTTTCCCAAGCCACACCATTATTTATTTTGTCGGTGTAGACTTTCGATTGGTCTTGTTCATCATCAAATAGTCCAAGGAAAGGTAGTTGATAATCTCGAATATCTTTCCACTTAGCAACGTACTTTTGACGATTGTTGAACATGGCATTAAACTTTGCCTTAATCTTCGTGTAATCACGTTTCTTAGGCATCGCATTTGTCGGTTGTCTAGCAAGCGTTGATAGGATAGTTCCTTGCATCATTAACCCCCTAATGTGTTCTTAGTGCCAGTTGTTGCCGTGGAAAGAATTGTACTTTCATAACCACGTTTGCCCTTACGTTTCTTTGCATACCAATCTTCACCAGTCATTGTAGTTGCATCATCTGTTTGTACAGTTGGTGCTGGTGCTGGCATTGGTGTGTCAGGCATCTTATTTTTCATGCACATTTAATCACCCCTTATCGTTTAAATGGATCATACTCTGTATTAGCATGAACCATACTCCCTACATTCACTTTTTTATTGACCCTGAACGCAAAGGTCAAGGCTAATGCATCGCCTTTATTTGGAGATGGTAAGCCACGTTCTTTCATATCCTTTTTGCTTTCTAACTGTATTCGTCCATTCTTATCGATGATAGCCTCAGGACTTGTTATATCATCGTATAGACCTTGGTCATTAGGTGGAATAGAACCGCCCTCTTTTAGCCATTCTTTCATTTCGCCCCACATATACGCTCTCATGTTGAGATACATATCATTAGGTGCTTTACCACCAAAGGCAACTAACCGCCATTTTCTACCCATTGACTTGCCAATACTGTAAATACCAGTTCCGTACCCTTGGTCGATGAATACCGCATCCGCTTTGTATTCATCTTCAAGTTGTGCGATGAGTTGTGCCATTCGCATATCATCATCGTTCTTTTCAATGGTTGCCAAACACTTCATAGAGTAGCCATTACGCATTACGATTTCTAACGTATCGCCACCAGTCCATGCTGGGTCAACACCAATGATCGTTGGTAAGTTATTAAACTGTCCAACTTTGTATACTCGTTTCTGTGCTTCATCTGCTATTGATGCGGATATAAACTGTGTATCAGATGCGCTAGGAAATAAACCTCTAACACGCACCTTTACAAAATCGCTATCCTCACCATGAATATCAACCCATTCTTGCAATTTAGCTTTATTTGAGATTTTAACAGTACGGCTATCAATCTGATATGTAGTCCAGTAATTACGATGTTTTCTGAAACACTCTCTAAACCTACCACTATTACGTGTAGGGTTACCAAACACACACCATATAATCTCTGTTTCCTTATCCGTTAACGCACCCTCTGTTACTTCCCAAATCTTATCGGAAATTGCGGATGCTTCATCAAATATGATAAGTATCCTGTTACCTTGATTGTGTAGACCAGCGAATGCCTCTGGGTTGCTTTCGCTCCATGGAATAGCATCTATCCGCCATGTCTTTTCATACTGTTTATCAGCACTAAACAATGCAGTAGCGGTGTATGTAAATAGTTCCTTACCTATAAACAAGTTGTACCATTTGTTAAGTTCCGCCCAAGTCTTAGACTTTAACTGTGTATCAGTATTAGCGGTTACAACTCCACGTGTGTTTTCATGTGTAGCAATAGCAAACAGAATTAACAATGAAGAAAAGGCGGACTTCCCAATACCATGACCTGATGCAACTGCAATTTGTATTGCTTTGGCCAATGATTTGCCTTTGCGTAACTCTTCACCTATTTTCTTGAAAGTCTTAACTTGCCATTCATCAGGGCCATCAAAGTTTTCAAGTGGTGTTCCTTTTTCTCCCCAAGGGAATGCGAAATATACAAAGCCTAATGGATCACGAGTAAACGAACCCAACGCATCAATCAGTTGTGCCTTGTTGTACTTCATCTGATTTCACCCTTGCTTGTTTCATCCTATCGGATATATCGATTTCTATTTCTGCATCTAGTTTGACCTTATCGGTAAATAGCATATGCCGTTTACCTAAGAGTTCAGCTGCCTTAGTTCTATCCGCAACAGATACATCTAAACCAAATGCATCTTTTTCTTCGCCGTTCATGACCCTAGATAGATATTGTAGGACTTCATCAGCAGTAGCAATCGTATTTTTACTGCGTTTATCCATCACTTCATCTATATATTGGCGCACCTTTACTTTTCTTAATAACTGACTACCCTTGCTTGATGCAGTTTTTTCACTATATCCAGCCTTGATAGCACTCTGTGTTGCATTGGTAGTCTTGATATACTCATCTGCAAATATACGTTCTTTTTCTGTTAAGGTGTTAGCATCTGCCATATATCAATCACCACCTTTATATGTCTTAACTAAAAAAAGTAACACCTCGTGTTGCTTGGTGCTACTGTACTCACTTTCTTTTTTATAGAGTTGTTTTTCTTTAAAGGTCTTACCCTTTTTGTATTTGTGAGGAAATGTCAGTTTGTACTCTTCCTCTGTGTACATTCGACTGACAATATATACTTTACAAGGCTTATCGTATTTACTCCATGATTGCCTTACATCGACTACATATCGTCTGCCGTTCATTTGTAATGCTTTGAGTAGTTTCTTTATCGTTGGTTGGTAATTCACATCCAACACCACACAATACCGATTAAGATTAGTACTGCACATACGATAGCTAAACCATCGATGAGTGTAATCATTGTATCGCCACGATGTTCATAAGCATATTTAGCTTTAGCCTGTAGGTCTTTATTGTTCAAGTCCTTAGCTGCTTGTTTGAATAGTTTTCTATCTTCAATGAATTGTTTGATTGCTTTAATCATTTCAGCACTTCGCCACCTTTCCTTTTTAATTTCCCATGTGATCGCACACATAAGCCGTGATTACATTTACTAGCACCACCATATGTTATGTATGTTTGGCACAAGCCGTCATACTCTATTGTCTTAGCGGTACACACTCCTTTTTTGTTGTTCAAGCACTTACTTTTACAACACAAAACATCCGTCATAATCTCCCCTTTATGATAGATTTATACAAAAATTGGAGTATATCGCCGTGGATATACTCCATTATGTGATAGTTTTATTCTGTTTCTTTGTATTAATCACTCAAAACTAGGTGCGTTATTGATGACATGACAATTTATGCTTTTTGAGGTTCAACTATGAATAAGGAAAAACAAAGTTGGAAAAGAGAAACACACCTAGTTTTCAATAATCACTTACACACTCAATACCAACAACTAACATTTTGATGGATCGTAATTGTGTTAGGTTAAGTAACAACAAGAATATGAATAAGTTTCTTTTGGAGGCTGCTAGTTGTCAGTATTCAATGTGTATAACCAATTAGGGCAGGTTCATATCTTTAAGGTTAATAATGTATAAGCTATATATTGTGAGGATATTCGACCCACCCTTATCAGTTAGCAGTAAATTTACATATAAAATTTTTGTCTTAACACATACTTCAAAATTGAAATTAGAAAAAAGTATAGTGTTGTTTCCTTACCAATCAAATATGGTTGCGCTGCTACTCTGCGACCGTTAGCGCTATACGTTCCATTTCGCCCATATACAACAAAGGCGCACTCTTATTTGGGTGCGCTTGTTGTTGTGTTTTGATTTGTCCTAAGGAAAGAGTGAGTACAAGTCGCTTAGTGGCAACTTCTACATATATATTATACCTAATAGCAAACTATAGGTGCACGGACAATCACGGACATTTGCGGACATTATAGGACAAGTTTTTGTCCAAACTCCAATAATGCTTTTTGCTTGTATCTCTTCGCTTGTTTTGTAGAGTAACACCCAATCATTTTATAAGCATCTTCTGTTGTATTGTTGAGTACAAACTCATAACGTAGGATAATTGCACCCAGCTTTTCGTCTAGTGCATCAATTCTATTGATCGCATCGCATTTTAGTTTAGATAACTCATCAATTTGTTTATCACGTTCTGCGACTGTATCCATAAATCTTGATACACTAACCTCTAAGCCTTGTGGAGTTCCACCGCCTGTAACCCTATCCTTACTGTAATCAATCGCACCTATCGATGTAAGGTTTGCTCGTAGTTGATTGATTTCTTCCTTAATAGATGCTATCTGTACATCAATCAACTTAACTGGTTGTAGATATTCCATAGCTATTTCTATTAGTTTCTTTTCGTCTAATTCGTTCAAATATTACTCACCACCAAACATAACACCAGCACCAAAGATAATTAATATAATACCAATTATCGCCTGTACGAATAACATTCGCACACATCCCTCTTCAAACGTATCAAAGGCATCGTTTAAAATCGCTGCTAAAAAAGGCGAAACACCTAATATCATTCCAATTGTAATTAAATTTTCAGCCATCTGTTTATACCTCTGCTAGTTTTATATACGCCCATGCAGTTACATCCTTATTATCTTTAGAACTCCACGATGTAGCGCCATTGTTCCATACATAAACATCACCGTAACCAGCTTTAGCAAAATATCTTCTGCGCCATATGATACCATCACTACTAACTAATACAGGTGTATCAACCTTAACAGCCATCCAGTCTACAATGCCTAATTCTTCTGCAATGTCAAAAACCTCATTAGAACTTAATTTTGGTAGTGCTGCCATAACCCCAGTTATACCAATATACTTTTTACAACTGCTTATTCTTACTTCATCTACATCATCAAACATGGATGGCTTTTCATTTGTTAGATACATATTATCGTATTTATCCGCTACAATATACCGCCAGCCATCATCATATAACTTTTTAAATAACCACTCTCTACCTTGTTCATCTGTGATCATACTGTACCCACGCTCCTCTATCCTCATTCCATCTAAATTCAACTACATCTTCCAATTCAAAGCCATCTATATATTCAACGATTTTTCCTATATAGAACATATTCTCTTCACTCTCTACCGCAAGCTGACACAAGAAATCAAATGCATCTTGATAACTTTGAGGTGCGATGTAAAAGTCTGAGTGTTCAACGTAACCGCTATAGTTTGTCATTTTGCTTTTCTTTCCATTGTTTCAACGCATTATTCCACTCTTCTTTACGCTCATTTTCAACAAATTCTATATATTCACCAATCGCTTTTCTTCGTATTAATCTTGTATATTCTTCTAATGATATTCGTCCGTTTCTCAAATCAAACACGCTTATCATTATTTCGATATTTACACCATTCATACAGTATCTAGCAAAGATGCCACCTACTCCATGTTCAATAATAGGTTTGTAAATATCATTTCCACCCACTATTGTTAAAGCACCTGATAGTAATTCAAAGTCCATCACACTCACCTCTTATGATAGGGCGGATATTTCACCGCCCATATCCTTTACAAACTATTTATTCGCTTTCAACTCTTCAACTTCCGCTACTAATTTAGTAACCAATGTTTCAAGTTCTTTGATTTTGCCTTTGTGGTTCAATTCGTATTCGCTACCTTTACCCAATCGGAAGTTCACACTAGCATTTACCATTTTTTCAGAACCTAATGTACCACCTACGCTAAACATTACGTGTTCATTTGGTGCATAGAAACCGCCTAACGCTACCGCACTATGTCCTTTGTAATGACCATAACCAACGGAGAATGTCATTTTATCGTCTTTGTTGTAGCCTAAGTAGTGCAATGCGGATAACGCTGCATTCGCTGCACCAGCCTTACCAATTTCACGTTCTACGTTGCGTGTCATGCCACGTTCTAAACTTTCAATTCGGTTTTCATGATTTTCCAACACGTTCGCATGGTCTACCAAAGTTTGTTCGTGAGATTGTAATTGTTGTTCGTGATTGTTAATGATCGTTGCATGATTGTTGATTACTGTTTCATGGTGATTGATTGCATCACGATTTGCCTTAATGTTGCCAGCATTTACTTTGATAGCATCTGTATTATCTTGAATGGCTTTAGAATTTGCCCCTACACGCTCGTTTGTAGCATTAATGGAGTTAGTAATCGTTGTATAGTTATTATCCACCTTGGCGGTTAAATTCTTGATGTTATTTACATTGCGGTCTACACGGATATTCAAGCACTTAATATCTTTATCGTGTTTCGCTAACTTAGCACCCATAGATGCGATTTCATCGTAAGCAGCGTACAACTGACTGCCATTGACTGCATCTGTAGATGCTGCATCAACTTGTCCAGCTGCAACATTTGTAATTTGGCGGTTGTAATATTTAACACCACCAAACCCAGCTCTATCTTTAGAACCTACACTCACTACAGATTGAGGGTTCTCACCTGCGAATACGTGAGTTACCCCATTCAACACTACTTGTTGTGTTGGTACTGCATCATCTGTTACGGAATTAGTACCCAATGCCACACTGTTGCTTTTGTCTGCTACTGTGTTATTACCAATAGCATATGCATCCCATGCAGTAGCTTTGCCATGAGTACCTACTACTGTTGCACCCTGTCCAGCAGTTTCGGAGTTAGCACCGATTACCACTTGTTCTTGGTCGCTATTTGTTTTGTTGTTGTAACCGATGATTGTTGTTTGGTTTGCACTTACTGTGCCGTTATTACTACCGATAACTGTTGTATCATTACCGCTAACTTTGTTATCTCGACCTAAAACGATTGTACTTGTGCCAGTAACTACTGTATTCACACCTAACGCTGCGGAGTTGTAACCGCTAACTACTGGTGCAGTAGTATTCGGTTCTACTTGACCTACTACTAAACCATTTGCAAATGTGCTGCCTGTAACTGCTGCCATAACCATTGTTGCTAATACTAATTTGTTGTTCATGTTAATTTCTCCTTTTATGTTAATTAATTTATTAAACTTATTTGCCTGTGCTGCCATATCCGCCAGCACCACGTTCTGTTTCGCTTAATTCATCTACCTCTACAACATCGACCAATTTAATCGGAACAATGATTAGTTGTGCGATGCGATCACCTCTAGCAATCGTGTAATCTTTGCACGAAACATTTTCATAAACGATACTGATTTCACCTCTATAATCTTCATCGATTATTCCAACGCTATTGGCACATCGTAGCGGTGTTTTACTCATGCTACTTCTTGGTGTTAATAACCCCATGTGGTCTTGTGGTATCTCAACCGCCACACCTAACGGAATTTGTCTTTTACTATCTGCTGGTATCGTTACACTAAACGGACAATATAGGTCTAACCCAGCCGATACTTGCGGTAAATCTGAATTTACCTTTCCTCTAGTTGGTAGTTGTGCATACTCATTAACCAACTTTACTTTCATTTGTTCCCTCAAAATTCCACTCCTAACATCATCAATGCACGTTTGACTGTTTTATAATTAGCACCAACTTGATAACTCATTGCCCTTAATGACATTCCAGCTTGATGCATTTTTAATAATGAATTTCCATCCAACTCACTTGCACGTGTATATGTTTTCTGTGGTTTTGTACCTTTCAAACCTAAACAACATAACGCTCTGCCAGCACTTATGTTTCCGTATACACAAGCTGCTAATGCAAGCCAATTAAGGTTGTTGTGAGGAACGCACTCACTCATATTAACCGCCATTACTCCATTTACTCTCCTTATACAATTTGAACCAATCATCTGCACTCATTATCACAAGCCACTTTTGATTGCTTTTCTTCCAAGCCACTATAGGCATATCGCCATTATCACCTTGTATTGCATCATGTTCTGCTTGTTCATATGCTTTACGTACATTCAGATTTTCCACGAATTTGACTTCTTGATGTATATTCGGTAGTCCGATGCAGTCGCTGGCATCGCCTGTATTACCGCAATATTGTGCAGTTCTTCGGACTTTATCGAACCCATGCGACCTACATACATCACGCCACATTCGTTCGCCTCTAGCACCTTTTTGTTTGCTATTTATTGGCATTATCTATTCACCCACTTCATACACCCAATTCGCATATAATATTCTTTTTCTTGTTCATTTAACTTAACAGAACCCTTTATTCGTTTAGACTTTTTTACAAAGCCACCAAACTCATAAATATTTCCTCTAAAATCAAATGTATCTATTTCATCAATTAAGATTAGACCAGCATCACCAAGTAATTCATCAATCGTTTCATAATGATCATCATACAAATCTCTTGGTATTGCGTAATACAGATACATCACATTGTGATTATCGTGATAACGTGCTTTCTTGAAATCATTTCTGAAATCATTTATATCCGTTTTGATTTCAACTTCTGTTAAGTGCAAAGTGTTTAGATTGAAGTATACAAAGTCAGCCTCATAAGGCGGCTTTCCGCTATCCCTCATCATTACATTAGGTATGCATATATTTTTAAGAAACAAATGTTGCCCTAACGCATATTGAATATCTTGCTCTGTCAAACACTCACCCCTCTACATATTGTTCACATCGTTTTAAAATATCTTTTACTAACTCCAATGGAATATGCGACCTTGCATTGTATCGTTTAACACCTTTGATATTCATTCTCTCAAACTCAATAGTGTTTCTAATGTTATCTTTTAATAACTTCAAATCGATATTGCTACCAAACTTTGTTGGTTTCTTAATTGGATAATCATAGTTGTTGTAATAGGTTAGGTTTTCATATGGAATATCAAACCCTATTACATTTGCTATGTATTCCCATATCCGCCCATATGCTGGGTTTTCTATTACGAATACTTTAGGTTTATACCGTTCAATGATTATCAACGTGTTGTATATGCACATCTCACCATTGATGCGTGTTAGAAATGACTTATCATACTTGAATTGGTAGTTTTCATAATCAGCTTGATTTCTGATTGTGAATTTACTCCCTTGTTCGTACTCACCAAATAGGTTGATAGTCATATCCTTTTCTTGTTTCCAACACGCATTACCGCCTTTCATCGCACTTGCTACACTCCAACTTTCACATGGTGGACTAGCTAGAATAACATCAGGTCTATCTAGCTTGTCCAACTGCTCCCATAGTGCGTTGGGTTTATGCAGCATATTAACTGCAAGGTCTTGGTTGATACACGCATCACCAATTCCTATTGATGTGATCGTGTGTTCCCCCCCATATTCACGTTATATTCATCTACCGCTTGACGATAGCAGCCGTTACCATCATCAAATAACCCCCAAATATGCATATGTTATTTACTTTCTTTCAATCTGAAACTTTCAGTAATAGGCACACCAGCCTCTGTTGGAATGTAAATGATTTGATCTTTACTATCTTTCAATGTGTCAACCCATAACCAATGAATGTATGCCTCATTACCTTTCAATGATTGACCGATAATTTGATTAGCTTTTGCAGTACCCTCCGCACGTTTAACTTCTGCTTGTGCTAGGCTTTCAGCACTATCTAGTTTTGCTTTAGCCTCTAGCACCGCAACTTGTCTATTCTGTTCCGCTCTAGCAAGTTCAGCCTCGCCAGCTTTTTGTTGTTGCCACACCATATACATCGGAACACCAAATGCGAAACTCCACACAACCGCACCAATCACAACTACTACCAACAAAGCGGATACAATCTTATTCATGTTTATTTCTCCTTTTTAATCAATCACACTCTCTATTAATACTCACGCCTCGATTTCTTCTACTTCGATAATGCAGCCTATAGGAGATGTAGCTACTAATATTCCGTTTACATCCTCGAACCATATGCACTGCATTCTTCCGTCAAGCGCTCTTCCTAAATCTCTTGTAAAATTTTTTGTTGTTTCATAATCTTTCGTTACATAAATCCTAACTCCGCTATTTGCGAATACTGTAACCCTAACCATACAATCACCTCTTAGAACGGAATATTTTCATCTTGATTTGTGTTTTCAAAACTATCAAAGTTGCTAGATGCAGTTTAATCATTTGTTAGTGATGTACCTACAAAGTTAGCTACCACCTCTGTTACGTAGCGTTTTTGACCATCTTGTGTTTCATAGTTGCGTGTTTGTAAGCGACCCTCTACAAACGCTCTATTGCCTTTACGCAAATTACCAATGCTTTCGCCTAGCTTTCCCCATGCTACGCAATTAATGAAAGCAGTTTGCTCTTTTGTTTCACCATCGCTTGATGTGAAAGTATTGCTTGCTGCCACATTGAAAGTCGCTACTGCTTTCCCAGATTGTGTGTAACGCACTTCTGGATCACGTGTAAGATTACCTAAAATTTGTACTGTATTCATTCGTTACTCCTTTAAATCTTTTGTTCAATGCACATCGTTCCTTTGTACACCTTGATGATTTCCTCTAGGCTTTCAAAGGTTCGTGCATCAGCTTTCATAATCATTTGCATCTGTTGAGTTGCCTCTTCTTGTGTATCTACATTTAGAGGTATCTCAATAGTGATTACCATCTTTCGTTTTTTACTTAGCATTTATACCCCTTACCAATAACTAAGCTGGTTTAGTTCTGCATCACAATCATCTACATATACATCGTAGCTAGGGTGAATGTGGCAATCGACTGTTGCCTCATTCCTCATGATTTCTAGTAGGTTGTCAATCTTAACCCTTGCTTGCTCTTCGCTAATTGCTAGTACTGTAAAGCTAACATTGAATGACACATTACAACTCACTTCAAATTCCTTTGGCTTTTGTTTCATCTATCCCCCTATGGCACTTTTCAATAACGCTTTACCTTTATCGGATATTTGGCTATTATCGATTATCTTTGTTACATCTACTGGTTCTTTGGCTACTTCTATCAAGTTACCTGTAGCAGTCATTTCGATTTTCTTTTGCCCAGCATTTAGTAGCGCTCGTTCCTTTTCTGCTTTTTCCCTTGCCTTTAACAACAAGTGATTGTCTTTGATTGAATTTGCCATACGCTGGCGGTGTTTTTCACGTTCCGCTAATTGCTCGTAGCATCTAATGAATTGTGATCTACAACTTGCCTCGTTATATTCATTCCCCATTCTAGGGTTGAATGAAGACCATATTGTATTAGCAGCTTGTAAGGTGATACCTTGTAAATGTTCTTTTCCATGTTCAAAGCCATAAGCACCTACTGCCTTAATCACTTTTTCCCATTCGCTTTGTGCGATTGGCAGTTCCTCGTGTGCGTTTACATAACTGCTTATATCCTCACAAGCTGATAATATTTCACCTACTGATGGATAAAACTTAATCTTGTTAATGCGTACAAGATTTACTACTGCTTGCTTTAACGTAACTGGGTTTACATCTGATAAAAACGATACATACGCTCTTACGTTTTCTTCTGACAATTTAGAATTTGGTATCGTTGATTGTAGCAACAGAATTACTTCCATTACATCCGCTTTCGCCATATTCCACCTCACTCTCATTCATAACTTTGTAAATCGCATCTAATGTTTGTTCTGTATTTGTTTTTTTTGTTTGTTTTGTTGTATTTGTATAACTGTTTTTCTCCCAAGTCCTAACCGCTGCTTGCCAGTTCTTCATAGAATTTTTGCCTACTTTCCAGCCATTGCTTTCGTAGTAGTCATAGAAATGTTGTGCATCTACATTGTTATTTCTTTCAATGCAGTATTCTTTAATTTCAGATAGAGTAGGTTTTTCAAAACGCTTGCGTTTTGTTGTAGTGCTTTTTGCACTACTATGTATCTCTTTCTCTATCTCTATATCTTTCTCTAACTCTATCTCTATCTCTGGTGGAGATTTCTCGGAGATTTGTCGGAGATTTGTCTGGACATTTGTCCTATCTGTTTCTATTCGTTGTCTATACTCCCTCTTTCTATCAGCCTCACTACTGCCTTTACCAATGAAGTTTTGAATATCCAACATATAGATAGCACCATTTTCTAGTACATCGATTAGTCCTAAGTCCTTGAAGATTGATAATGCTTGTTTAACTGTTCCTATTTGGTGTCCAGTTACACTTGCCAGCATTTCTGCGTTGTAAGGAATGCGATCATTAACCACCAACTTTCCATCATTCTTTAGACTTCTTAGATAGAGTTTTAAAAGAATATTACTGTACAAGTAGCCGTCTTTCATGCTTTCCAATATCTTCAATTCATCGCTATCAAAGAAATTATCTTTAAGTCTTAGATAGTAATATTTTTTGTTATCGCTCATAGGCACTATTTACCATAAACGTGGTCGCAAGCGGTTTCTTTATACTGTGGTTTTACTTCCATAATTTCACCAGCACTTACAGGCTTAGCTTTTGGTTGTGTTTGCTTAATCACATCAAGCACATCTTTTAATTCTACGATTTCACCATCATATGATTTATATGTACCTTGCGCTTGTTCTAATTTCGCAATGCGTTTCTTCACGTACAATTCAACTACATCAATTCTTTTCATATTCATCATTCCTTTCCTTAACGATTTCTTGTAATCGCTTTCTAACCTCTTTAGCAAACACCCCATGTGCTATTGGTATATGGCAATGCACGCACAAACAAGCTAAGTTATCCATTGTGCTTTTTCCTAACTGTGAACGGAATACAATATGATGTATCGTTATACCCTCATGACCGCCACACAGTACGCATGAATAGTTATCACGCTCTAGCACTTTAGGTCTATTTTGTTTTAGTAGCTTTTCGTCTTCACGTTTTCTTTTGTTCACTCTCCCACTCCCTAACTAATGATTGGATATAATCGCTATCATCAAGTTTTATTCCAAGCTGGTTGCACTCATCAACTAAGCAGTTAATAAGCCGTTGCATTTCTGCAGTTGTATATACCGATGAACCGTGGTAACACATTATGTTGTGATACCCCTTTAAACTTTGGCACTCACCAGCATCTTCGGCTATCCAACCGATGCCGTGTGCTTGCCATATTTGAATATAGCGTTCAACTGCATCTTCTCGGACTGGAACATATGTAAAATGTCCACAGTCCTTGATAGCCTTTTTGTACACATCCTCTTTTGTTGTGTAGCTATGTTTACTTAATTCAACTGCAATCTTCTGTGCTATAAGCCAGCAATAAGAATTGGCATTTAGACTTCTTGATTTAGTTTTACGTTTGATTTCTACTGTGTACTCTTTGTCAGTAGTAATCTTTGATAGATCATTGTCATGTGGTGCTGGTATTACTACCATTACACCTAGTGGCCCTCTTAACAGTCCTACGTTAGTTGTTGTCCACTTCATAACCTTTTACCCAGTCATAGAGTTTTGACATTTGATTTCTTGTAATGTTATCAATCACACCAACACCAAACATTTCTGTTAGTTGGTGCGCTACTTGTTCTTCGCTCACTCCATGTTCTTTTGCCATCTTCAAAATGATTGCGTATGCATTGTGAGGGTCAAAGTTTTTTTCTTTCTTTTCTTTTTCAGCCGCTGCATTAATTTTTGTATCTTGTAAACCTCGGTATACATCAGCACCTACACCAATCATTTTTGCTGCAGTACCTAATGCATCTGTAACCGCCATCTTGAATGCCTCATCATTTCCGTGGTAACCATTCTTATCTTTTTGAATTAAGAAATCGCCACCATATCCGGGTATTGGTTTACTCCACTCGTTACCATCTTTGATATAAAGATTTACTTTTACATAAAGCATCGTTTCGCCAGTAGCCTCTACCAAAACTTCTTTTGTTTCTACAATGTCAAAGTACCAACCAATGCCACACATGCCATATGTTTCGGTTAATATTTCCCATCTCCATTGAGGTGAAATATCATACTTGCCTTTTAGTTTTCCAAACTCGATTGGCTTTAAAGCTGATTGCGGTACACTCTTAACCGCTATATATCTACTATCCATCTATACCTCTTTGTACTTGTAACCACGCATTTCCAAGAAATCAGTTAAATCTTTTGCATCCTCTTCGGTTAAGTCATAAACAGTAACTGTTAAACCAGTTTTTGTTTCTACAACTTCGATTGTTTCAACTGGTTCATTTGTGATGCTTGCTCTTGCTGCCTCTTCCATTTCGTTTCGCTCTGCAAATTTTGCATTGATTAACTCTCTAGCCTGATCTAGTGGCATATCTTGTACAATGTTCCAACACTCATTAAATGTGATTGGTGTTGCAAGTTCGTATTGTTGGTTGCAAGTATCTACAACAAACTCAATCATGCCTTTTTTCTCTGCTAAGATTTGTTTATAATCATCATCTGATTGTTGACGCTTTGAGATTTCAATCATCATTCCCTCAATGGAAATTTCAATGTCTTTCATCTTTGCAGTTTTATTTAACCAGCGTTTATCATGTTGAAGTTGATTTGCGTATTCTTCACGCACTCCATATTTTTCAACCATCTTTTCGATAAACTTATTGATAGCATCTGTTTTAGCTTGTACCTCTTTTTCATCAAAGTATTTAATTTGTTCTGCAAGTGGCTTTTCTGCATCGTAAACAACTTTCAATACTTCGTTTACTTCTTCTTCAAACAACTCAATCGGTCTTTTGAGTTCTCGTTTTTTCTCTTTACAGAATTTATCTAGTGTTGTTCTGTACTTAACGATTTCATTCTTAGCACTTACCATGTCCTTATAGTTTTCTTCTGTTACTACAAGTCCTTTATACTTTTCTAACTGTTCCTCAAAGTAAGATTTGATTTCATCTTTGTTCCACTTGAATACTTGTTGATTTTGACTAACAATAGGTGTTAAATTAATTTCCATTTAATTCTCCTTATATCTGTGATAAAATATAAATAGAGATATTTCACATACTCTCTACCAAGTCCGCTAAACTTCTTCTACACTTTTCACTAGCGGACTTTTTTATTTGAATAGTATTTAATATCATCTATCCAATAACCTACTAATATCCATGTAACAACTCCAAGCATCGTTTGACAAAACCATGTCCACCAATCGATGGTATCTAGTTGTAAACTTCCCATAGCACCAACTGCTATTACTGCTGAAATTACCCTAAGCCAATAACACAACTTAATCATTTAAATCTTCTCCTACAATCACTAGCATTTGGCTGGTGATTTTTTTTATTTCACTCTTTAACTTATGATTTTCTTTTCTTAGGTTTTCCACCTCGCTTTGTAGTTTCCTATAACCGATTGCGTTATACTCATCTTCAACACCAGCTAACGCTTCAACCTCTTTCTTGCTAAATTTCACACCACTTATATTTGGTAGTTGTGTTAGCTTTCCATCATTTCTTAGGTTGTATACAGATGTTGTTGAGATTTGTAACAGTTCGGCTACTTGCTCTACTGTGTATACAAGGCTCTCCATATCTCATCCCCTTATGTGAATTTAATTCACTATCTTATTTAAAAAAAATTTCTCTAGTTTCTTTGCTAGATAACTTTAATAGTTCAACTAGCTTTGCAATTTCAGATGCTTTAAATTCTGTATCACCTCTCAACTTCTTATATAAACCCTCTCTAGTAAGGTTTAACTCACTTGCTACATGAGATAACTTATATCCCTTGTCATCAATCATTTGTTTTAAGATGTTCATTCTACACCCCCTTTTCATTTTTTATTGTGTGAATTTCTTTCACACTCATAATATAACATCGTGGTGAATGTATGTCAACACTTTTTATTATAAAAGTTGATTTTATTTCACATTACATTTAAAATCATAATAGATAATAGCGTTAAGAGGTGATTTGACATGACACTATATGACAATATAAAAACATTAAGAGAAAACCTGAAAATGTCGCAAGATGAATTAGCCAAAAAAGTTGGATATAAAGATAGAACCAGTATTGCAAAGATTGAAAGCGGTAAAGTAGATTTATCTCAATCTAAAATATTTGCTTTCGCTAAGGCATTAAATACTACTCCTGAAGAATTAATGGGTTTGAAATATTATGAAGATCGTGAAGTTTCAGAATATGCACAAGCCGTAAAAGATAACCCTAATCTTAGACTATTATTCGATGCTAGTAAGAATATGTCCAAAGATGATATTGAATTTGTAATAAACACTATTGAAATGTTAAAGAAACGTGAGGGTAAATAATATGGAATTGCTATTATCTGTTATATCTATAGTGGCTTATTTCTTTGGTTATCCTACTGTAGCTGGTATTGTGGGTATCATAGCCACTATATTATTTGTATTATTTTATTCAAAGCAAAATAAATCTTATGGTGTTTTTGTTCCGTGGTTAATCATTTCAATTTTACTAAATGTATTATTTATTAATTACAAACCTAATTTTGTATTAAGCATAGGTATTGTTTCTTCAATGTCCATATGGCTTACTTCTGTTTTAGTTTGGTTATTCAGTTTAATAACAAGTAAATAATGAGGAATTTTATACACATTGAATTATGTACAATATCCCTATAAGGGGGAAATGTATATGAATATAGTTTTGATTTACACAAGGTTAAGACCTACACAAACTGCGGTATTAAAACTAAACGATGATGGTACTTACACCATTCTCGTTAATAGTGATAAACCTATTGATGTACAACGTAAGGGTATACTACATGAGATAGGTCATATATTAAATGATGATATGTATAGTCATGCTCATATTGATTTAATCGAACGCATGGCACACGCAAGGGAAATAGAGTTTGAGGGTATCAACTTCTACACACATATATTATGAGGTGAATTATGCAATACAATTTCACTATCAGAAAAAAGGATAAAGGGTTTCAAGTTATAGTCGCATACAAAGACGGCTATAAGTGGAAACAGAAGTCTAAGCAAGGTTTCAAAACTAAACGTGAGGCTAAGGAATACGGACACGTTATAGTAAAGGAATTAGACAAAACTGCACTACTCACAAAAGATACAGAATTGAAAGATTTAACTTTCAAGGAATTTGCGGATATGTTCCTTGAAATTAAAAAGGCACATATTACGCATAGTACTTTGGTTATGTACAATCACGCTATATGTGCTTATAAGTCAATTCACGATATGAAATTGTCTGATATTAAACCGCTACATATTCAGAATGTAGTAAACAAAATGGTTACATCACCTACTACCATTAACACATATTATAAAGTAGTTAGTCGGATATTCTATATAGCTATCAACCCATATAAGATAATTTCAGATAACCCATGTATTGGTGTTAGGTTGCCACGCATTGAGCGAAAAAGTATGATCCACACAATCTCTGATGAAGATTTAAACCAATTCGCAAAGTTCATGCGTGAGAAATATCCACAAGCCTATTATTTTTTACAAATAGCACGATATACTGGCATGAGATTTAGTGAAGTGTATGGTTTAACTTGGAATGATATATCCCTAGAAAATCGCCAAATTCACATCAACAAGCAACTTTCTTTCCGTAAAGGTGCAATTACCTTTGAGAAAACGAAAACCGCCAATTCGGTGCGAATTTTGCCAATTCCGCCTATATTAGAAAACATACTTATAGAGTATAAATCTCATGAATTAGAATTTCAATATGGTTTAGTTTTGAACCCATACAAGAAAAATGGTGTTAAATGGCAAATAAACACATATTTAAAACGATTTGGAGATAACCTATCAGCACATAACCTTAGACATACTTATGCTACAAAGCTATTAGCGAATGGACTAGATGTAAAAACTGTATCATCACTACTAGGTGATACACCACAAATGGTTATGAAAACCTACGTACATTATAACGATGAAATGAAAGCAGCAGCATCAAATGCAGTTGCTAATATTTTTAAATAAAATTTTTGACGATTTTTGACGAATTAGATATCCAACAATTAAAAGATACAGTAATTAAGCATTTTTTTAAGCTTACAATCTTAACGATCATATAGAGCTGCGTTGCATTTTTTATGATTTGAATATCTGCCGTTTCCTTCGCATTTCGTGCTCTATCAGCAGC